TTCGTTACGACCCTTTCTTTATGCAGCTTACTCAACCCCAAAACCAAAGTGCTAGGGTTAGTTCAACTGCTGTTGCTATTCAAGCCCCGTTTCCTGCTGGTGTAACAGGAACGACTAAGTTCACTTATGGACTCAACTTGACAATTCAAAATACACCTGCTCCTGCCGTTAATTCTTCTAGAGTGTTTTTTCCACCTGGTCAGTGGTCAATAAACATTTATGAGGTTCTTTCTCCAGACTCCACTGCTCTTATTACCCTCACTCCTAGTGCTGGTTCTAATTTAGATCTCCAGTCGTCTGTTCATGGAAATAACATCCCATTAACACAGCAGGATGCTGCAAGTCAGTATATTTTCACCACCCCTGATACTTCCCAAGGTGGTTATATTGATTTCCAAAATCCCGGTGCCATACTCTTGGTAGTTGATATGTTTGTTTGTTCCATCTTCACTCCAGAAGATGTTGATGCTAGCAACAATCCAATTATCCCCCCAATGAGTTTTGGTGCTCTATCGGAATATAGACCCATTGCTATGTCCATGCTTTTAACCTGTGAGCTCCCTGAGCTTACTTCGGCTGGCTTTATTGCTGGTCATCGTATTTCAGGAGCCCAAGCTGAACAAAATGTTTTTGGCAACGTCGCAAATCAGGGCGTTGGCAATCTCCAACTTTGGGAGAACATTGATAAGCTTAAAGGTTCTTATAGTGGCAGGATGATAACTGGAGGATACAATTTTTGGCTTCCTGATGATATTAAAGACAAAGACTTTTATCGCCCTTTAGAGGCTTTAAGAAATTCTTACCCTGTCCTTATTATGTCAGGAAATTGGACTCCTAGCAACCCAACCCCTGGTCTCACCAATATCATGCGTGCAAAGATAACCACAGTGTACGAGTTTAAGACTTCTACTAACTTATATCCTATGGGAAATCCTTGTTGTATGGAAACTCAAGATTGGATAGCCGCAATGGGTTTTTTGGCTTCGCAACCAACCACCATGCCAAATGGTGAGCATTGGGATCGCATAAAACAATACTTTGGAAAAGCAAAGAATGTGATCTCACGCGGCATTAACTGGTACAACGACAATGCTGATACTGTTAATGCAATTGGCAGTGCCGTCAAGACAGCTGGTCTAGCTGCTTTGACGTTACTCTAATGCCACAATCCGCTGGGAGTGTTTGTTTCTCTCGGAACTTTTT